AGCTCGGGTTGTTTGCGCAGGTCGCGGGGATGTCTTCGCAGGAGTTCTCGACGGCGTGGAAGACCGATGCTGCGGGTGCTCTCGCAGTGTTCGTTGAGGGTCTGGCCAACACCGAGAAGCTCGGCATGTCGACTAACGCGGTGCTGTCTGAGCTTGGAGTGACGGGTATCCGTGAAGCTGACGCGCTGCTGCGCCTCTCGTCCGCCCAGGGGCTGATGAGTAGCGCGATGAAGCAGGGCAACGCGGAGTACGAAGCGAACATTGCGCTGACCGCTGAGGCAGAGAAGCGCTATGCGACTGCGGCGTCGAAGCTGCAGGTCATGTCGAACCGCGTGAACGATGCGGCGATCGATTTTGGGAACGTGTTCCTTCCTGCTTTGACTGCGGTTGCTGAGGTTGTTGGTGGGCTCGCTACGGCGTTCTCTGACATGCCTGAGGGTGTGCAGACGGTTGTGGCTGTTGGTGTCGCTCTTGCGGGCGCTGCGGCTCTTGCTGGTGGTGCGTTCCTGCTCGCTGTGCCGAAGATCGCAGAGTTCCGGATCGCGTTGGCCGTGCTGTCGGAGTCGAGTATTCCGGCGGTGTCGAAGTCTGTCGCGATCGCGCAGGCTGGCGCGAGTAAGTTCTCGTCGTTCATGGCTGGCCCGTGGGCTGCAGCGCTTGCCGCGGCCGCGATCGGGACGGTGCTGTTGAAGAACGTCATCGATGACATGCAGTTGTCATCGGAGGAACTGCAGAACAGTCTTGCAACGTCGAAGTCTGCGATGGATCTGCTCGCAAAACCGCAGGTTCTCACGGTGACTGGCATGAAGCCGCTCATCGAGGATTCTGAGGAACTGCGTCGCGTTCTGTCGATTGCTGAGACTGAGGCGTCTGGGTTCTTCGGATGGCTCGGGGCCAACACGACATTCGACTCAGGCAACAAGGCGTTTGGTACGTTTCGCGAGGGTTGGACGGCGTTGGGCAAGGAGATGGCCGCGGCGCCGGAGCTCATCGGCCCGAACCTGCAGCGTGTCCGTGAAGAGTTCAAGCTCACGGACAAAGAGATGATGCGTCTGATCGACTTGTCTCCGGAGTTGAAGGATGCGCTCACGGCGCAGGCTACGGCTGCAGGTGTCGCCGCGACTGATGTGAACCTGTTGCAGATGGCGATGGCGAAGGCTGAGCCGGTCACGAACTCGGCGGCGAAGGCCTACATCGAGTCCGCGCAAGCTGCGGCCGATCTGACCGGTGAAGTGACCACGTTGATGGATGCCGTGAACGCGGCGAACGGTGTCGGCCAGGATGCGGTGTCCACGAATGCCCGGTATCAGTCGGCGCTTTCGGGGATCACGGATGAGGTGACCCGACAGAAGGACGAGTGGGTGAAAGCCCACGGGTCGCTCAAGGGGTACACGTTCACACTCGATGAGAACACGACCGCTGGTTCCGCGAATGCGGCGATGCTTGGTGACGTTGCGAAGGCTGCGCAGGACGCCGCGAAAGCGAAGTACGAAGAGGACAAGTCCACGGTCGGCGTGAACAAGGCGATGGACAACTACCTTGCCACCCTCGAAACGTCGAAGCGGGCTCTTGAAGAGCAGGCGATCGCGAACGGTGCGAACGCTGATCAGGTGAAGGCGCTCACTGATCGGGTGTACGAGATGCCCGACGAGAAGACCATCAACATGATGATCAACACGGCGACCGCAGAAGCGGCGATCGACAGTCTGATCTCGAAGTATCAGGGCGCGAACATCAAGCTCAATGTTTCACCTGTTGGCTCCCCGCTTGTAGATGCCCCTCGTCGCGCGTCGGGTGGGATTTTGCCTGGCCCGCCGTCACGGACTGACAACATGCTCGCGTTTGTTGCGTCGGGTGAGTTCGTCACGAACGCGGCTTCGACGGCGAACCCGTCGAACCGTGCCGCGCTCGAGTACATGAACGCCGGCGGTGTGATCAACGGGTACGCGAACGGTGGCGAAGTGCGCCCACAATACGCGTCGTCGTCTGGATCACGTCAAACCGTCGTGATGCCAAGCCTCGAGGGTATGGCGATCTCGGGGACGTTGGCGATTGGTGGTGACGGTCTTGGTCGCATCATCGATGGCCGGATTGTGAAGGCATCGGCTGCGGATGCGTACCGGAGTGATGTTGCCCTTTCGGGCGGGAGGGTTTCGCCGTGACTGTGATCCTGACACCGTTTGTGGATTTCGCGCCTGTGCCTCGTGTGGGTGTGCAACTTGAATCGTCGGATGTCCCCGCCGGGACGGACCGGGTGACGTTGTGGCGGTCGCATGAGGGCCGCGAGTTCAAGGTGCGCGACGGCGTTGACCGCACGATGGTGTCTGCCGTGTCTTTGCAAGACATGGAAGCCCCGCCTCGCGTGACGCTCACGTATGAGGCGGAGTGTTGGGATGGCCTGATCCCGTTGGGGCGGGTCGCACTCGGAACCACGTTCCTCGACTTCGAGGGCACCATCGTGCAGCAACCTCTTGACCCGTCACTGAACGCGGTTGTGAATGTTCGGTTGGGGACGGGGGCACAGTTTCGGCGTCCGTCACCGGGTGATGTTGTTGCGACTGAGGGTGCCGTGTTGCCGACGTTCGTCGGGTTCGGCCCTCGTGGTGGGCTGGTCGGGTTCCAACTGATTCTTGGCGTGGAGTCCGCCGTCGACGCAGACAAGCTGCAAGCAACGCTCGGGACGTACACGGAGCAACAGTTGCCGGTGTTGCTGTTCCGCACGTCACTGCCTGCCCGTATCCCGCGCATGGCGTTCTTCCATGTTGCGGACTTGGTGGAGACGGATGTGAACGTGCAGTACGGCGGCGGTGTTGTTGTGTTCTCTGCGGTCGCCACTGAGGTGAAAGCCCCCGCGCAGGCGCTCGTTGTCGCACCGCTCACCTATGACGATCTGGATGTGTCGTTCGTGGACTATGACGTGCGTGATGCTGCGTACCCGTCGTATGACGCGATGGATGCTGATTGGTCGTTGGCTGGGGCTGCAGGGTGAGCCGCCAGGTTTCCGCGGAGACGCGCGGGTTGATCGATGATGGCGGTTTCGATCATGTGTTCGTCGCTGATCTGATGTACAACGGCGACCGTCGTTTGCGTGACGTGCCGATCACTGCCCCGGAGTTGTCGTGGGATGGTTCCGCGAATGTGATTGGTTCGGGGAGCGTCCGGGTGGTGTGGTCTGACGATCACGCTTCGTCGTTGATTCCTCGGCAGATCGGTGACTGGTTTTCGCCGTTCGGGGCACAGTTGCAGATCGATTGCATTGTGTCGTCGGGGGAGTTCTCAGAACGTATCCCGTTGGGTCGGTTCGTGATCGAGTCGGTGCCGGATGCGGTGGAGTCGGAACTGTTGTTCGATGGCCGTCTGATTCACCCGGGGGAGTCGTTCGGCCTTCGTTTGAAGGACGGCCTGATCAGGGTTGCCCGTGACCGGTTCCCGTTCCCCACTTCACCGCGCACAACATCGGCGTGGGGCGAGATTACTGCGATCAGTGGGTTGCCGGTGATCCGGAACCTGCCCGATGCGGTGGTGCCGAAGTCGGTGACGTATGACGAAGACCGCATGCAGGCGCTCACGCAACTGTTTGACCTGTTGGGGGCGTGGCCTCACCTGAACTCTTCGGGGGTGCTCACGGCCCGCCCGAAGGCGTGGCCCGCACCGGTCGGGGTGGTGACTGGGAAAGTTTCAGCCCCACTGTCGATGGATTCGGAGAAGGTTTACAACCGTGTTGTTGTCGAGGGGAAGTCCCCGAGCGGCGACCCGGTGCGTGGTATCGCGGAAGTCACTGACGGGTTCTTGCGGGTGCGGAACACGGACGGTTCACCGTCCCCTCACGGCGCGGTCACCTACTTCTATAGCTCAGACATGCTCTCGACGGCCGCACAGTGTGAGGCGTATGCGCGGGAGCTGTTGCCGCGGGTGTCTCGCCTGCGGGGGGTGACTCGCGAGGTGGTCGAAACGTTCAACCCGCTTCGTGAGGTCGGTGACGTGCTCGAGCTTGATGGTGGCGGTGTCCGTGTGTTGCGGGTGCGGTTCGTGGGTGCGACGACGGTCTCAACGGTGGAGGTTCCCGATGAGTGACGTGCTCCTGAAATTGTTGGCTGAGAAGTCGAGGGTCATCCCGCGGGTGGGCCGGTATGTCGGGTTCGATAGCGGGCAGGCGCTCGTGGATCTCGGCAACGAACGTTTCCCGGCCGCGTTCACGGGCGGGTTCGTGCCGCAGATCAATGACGCGGTGCATGTGTGGTCGGTTGATGGGGTCATGTTCCTCATCGGGCCGACTGTCGCGAAACCCGGCGTCGGCACGGTGCTCACCGTCTCCGGGTCGAACGCGAACGTGTCGACCGATTTCGGGACGTTCAGCATGCCGTTCATGGGTGCAACACCAACGTCTGGTGACACGGTGGGCATCTCGTGGTCGACATCGCCGTGGTGCGGAAAGTTGAGCAGCACACCAGTCACACCTGTACCGCCGCCTGATCCTGGTGGTGGTGGGTCGACGGTTCGCACAGAAACGTTTCGTGCCGTCGACGCGGGTTCCACTGATCGCGGTTCCGCCCGATGGTGGCAAGCGCAACCGTGGGCATCGAACACGACGTTCGGTGCTTGGTTCTACGGCACGCAGATCAAAGACACCATCCCGGCTGGTGCAACGTTCGTCTCGTTAGAGATGTACGCCTCATGGCAGCAACGATCCGGTGGTGCGCCGCGTTTCGCGCTCCACAACCTGTTCACCAAGTCGGGGCTCCCAACGTTTGGGGCGTACACGGAATGGGCGCCCGGGGCTGGCTGGCAAACCCCACCGATGGCTGCGGCATGGTTCGCGGCGTTGAAAGCCGGTGGCGCGTCGGCT